CAGCCGCAACAGCGGCCTGCTGATCCTCCGGGAATGCGGCCACCATTACCGCTTTTACCTCAATGAGGATGGTCTCGAAGTCCAGCGCCTCAATAATGGTCGGCGATGGCAGCTGCGACAGGTCAATTGTTGGCATTGGCATCTCCCTTTAACGTCACCGCGCGGGTGCTCTTTTCCATCGTTTCGGTCAACATGCCTGACAGCTCAGCGGTTACGGCACCACTGTCGGAGTACGTCACGTTGATCGTATCCAGCACAATGCGCGGCTCCCACGCCGCCAGCGCTATCACGGCAGCGCTCATCAGTTGCAAGCGGGTGACGTCGTTTTTCGGGCTGTCGATAAGGTCAGGGCACAACGAGCCGTAGTTACGGCGCATCAGGCGACTGCCGACCGGCGTCAGCAGAATATCGTTGACCGACTGCCACACATGATCCTCGTCAGTCAGGGTGCCGGTGCCTGCGGCATTCATACCGCGATAGCGTTCTGTCATTTTGTGCCCACCGTCCAGTCGCCACCGCGCTCAACCTCGCCGTGATTGTGATCATCCACCTGTACCCCGTTAGAGGTGAACGCTCCGCCGGTATGGGTGATATCGCCATGCATCTCACCGCCTTCGGTGACGTTCAGATTTTTGGTGGTCAGTAGGTTGGTGCACTCCACCTCCGGCGTGTCCAGCGTGATTTTGACTGACGCCTCAACCACGGCGGATTTAATACCCTTCACCTGCAATGCACCCACCTCCGCGTCATAGCGAAACTTCGCCCCGTCCGGAGCGGTCACCACCATCTCGTTACGCGATGCACCCGGCGCCGGGTTGTCGGCGCTGTACAGACTCCCGCCGATAAAGGCGACGTCGGTGTTGCCGCCCAGGCACAGGAACCAGACCTGCTCGCCGATGGCCGGCGGTACCCAGACCTTAAACGCCCCGGCGCGCTGCGCGTTCCAGCGCAGCCAGGTGGTTTCCAGCTCGCCGCTTTGCACGCGAACGCGCCATTTGCCCTCGTCGATCTCCGTCACTGTGCCAGTGCGCACGACGTTCTCCAGCAGGCGAATCAGCTCGGCAATATCCATCAGCGCCCCTCCAGCGAGTTGATCACGTGGCGGAAAATGGCCGTGCGGTCAGCTTTACTTAGGCCCAGTAGCTCGCGTCGCGGGTAGTCCGCCGTTGCACCGCTGTCATTAATGCGATCGCGTAGCCCTTCCTGGTGTGCTCTGGCGATACGCGCAGCAACGCCGGAATAGCCTACTTCAACGCCATCAGCCGTGGCGCGTGACTTCAGGAAGCGCGCAGTTCTCAGGCGACGGAACATCGGCTCGGCCGTAGTGGTATTGCGGCGCGTTTCGCTCAGGTTGATATCGAGATAACGCTCAATATCCTCGCGATAGAATGACCGCTGCGCCCCGCGCTCCACGTCAAAACCGCTCACCATGCGCCCCCGCCTGCTGCGGGTTGTACGCCAGTTGCGCAGGCTTCTTTCCTGCCCCTGCCACATGAATTTGATGCCTGCGCGCGCACGCAGCACCTTGCGGCGACGGCCTTCATATTTCGTTCCGTCCGGGTCTTCCTGCTTTCCGATGCGCCGGCTCTGGCTCTGGCGCAGCATCGTAGCCATACCTCTGGCCATGCGCAGGCGGCCTTGCACGGACGCCCCTTCCAGAATGGCCGCAAACACCTCATCAAGCTGATGAAAAGACGGATCGTTGCTCATGCCAGTGCGCCTCCGGACTCAGGATCAAAGACCATCTCCCACTCCCCGCCATTGAAGCGTGGGCGCGACTCGGCGAGATGCTCCGCCTTCGGTGTGCCGCTGTCGCTAGTCACCATGACACGCTCCCAGGCCGGCACCTTAAACAGAATGTCGGCGACATCGTCGTTGACGATATCGGCGTCAAACTCCACCTTGCGGTTATTGTCGGGATTCAGCAGCAGATCGGGCTGCTGCTGCCATACCCACGCCAGCAGCGGCAGCATGAGATCATCAATCTGGCCGGGAAAATCCATCGCCAGCACCTGAATGGTGTAGTGGTACATGAACGACGCTTCGCCGGTCGCCTCAATCTGGATGTGACCTTTCTCCACCCAGACCGTGATTTGTTCCGGGTTGGCTTTGCACCAGGTGTTACCGGCAATCAGCGCAGCACGCAGTAATTCGGCCTTTTTCACTTTATCCCCCTGGCGATACGCCGTAGTTCCAGCTCACGGATCCCCGCCTTATCGGCGTTGCAGGTATCCAGCGCGTCAAGTAATGAGTCTGTCCAGATAGCAAGCCCGCCCCACGTCATCGGTCTGGCCGGTGGCGGCGGGACGTCAGTTTTTGCCGTCAGGCTTTCGGGTAAGGGCTCCTGAATAATCTGCGGCGGCGACCTCTTCGGCTCGCTGGTACAGGCTGTCAGCGCCAGCAGCAGGCACAGGAGAAACGGCGCAGCCGTTACCGGCCAGTGCGGTTTTGATATTTTCACGTCGGTACTCTCCCGTTACGGTGCGCTGCTGGTTTAGTGTTTTCAGCCTGGCTTCAACTACGCTGACGTCCTGGCGCAATGCCCTAACCTCCGTCAGCACATCGCCGGTCTGCTTCAGTTCTTCCTGGGTGCCGGTCAGCGATTTTTCGGCCTGTTCGCGCTTATGGCTTTGCCACGCAAGACCGCTGATGGCGGCAATCAGCAGGACAAACATCACGATGGCAAGAATGGCGGCCGCTTTCATTTCGCCCCCTTTAGAGCTGGGTCGGATAAACACCAGGCCTTGAACTCTTCCCGGCGGTTGACCAGTCCCTGCGAGCGCTTGCCAGCGGAGTTCACAAAGTCCATCAGCCGTTCGCAGACGCCCTTCCAGTTGCCCGCCTGCGCGTGGCGCCAGAGGGTGGTTCGCACCTTCTGACCTTTTCCGTTGGTGTACCATCCGAGCCCGGAGCAGCCGACGTTAAAGTTGCCGTCGGTTATGCTCTCGAAAACCTTCTGTGGTGCAGTAGCGCCGTTAAACTCGCGGTTCGTACACTTTTCGGCGCGCATCAGATCGTTAACCCAGCGCTCGGCGATCTCGCCCTCGGCATACTGGCGGTTTTCGACCTTTGAGGTGGAACCAAGGCCTACCGTCAGCACGCCCGCCGGGCAGTAGTACGGGGTCTTACGGCAGTCCTCATACTTCGCCATCTTCAGCTGTGCTTCCGGGCTGGTTCGCAGCGCCTGCGGCCACAACGTGGCGGCCAGTGAGATGATCGCGGCGATGGAGCAGGCAATAATCCCCTTTTTCATCGCGGGGCCTCCCGGATAGTGCGGATCAGTTCTTTAACGTCCTGGCGGTTCTCTGTGTCGTCGCGGATGGCGTCGATCAGTTCGTTCAGCAGCGTGTTGTTGGTTTCGTGAATGCGCGCCATGCGGCGGCGATGCAGCTCACCCAGCGCGGCGGCAGCGATACCAATCAGGATGCCGATAGCGGTCAACCAGTCCTTTTGCGTCATCACGCCGACACTGGTCAGCAGCGTTGACCAGGAGTACGTCACGCCATTCCAGATACGATTAATCAGCTCCATAGCTGCACGGTCTCCTGTGTCGCGGTGGCGCTGATTTCCGGCAGCTCCACCACCTGGCCGGCGTCGAGAAAGATCTGACCGGCCAGCGCTTTGTTAGCGGCGAGGACTACCTCAGTCACGCCCTGCGTGGTGCCGTAGTGCCGCTGGCACAGCAAATCCACGGTATCGCCCTGCAATGCCTTCACTTTCATCAGAACGCCTCCGCAGTATTGCGCACGGTGCCGCGAATGTCGGATATCGCCCAGCGCGCATCGCGCCACATATCGTCGGCCTGCGAAGCCAGCGCGACGGCGCGTTTCTCGCCTGCATCGCCGGTGGTATCCACGTCCCGGTTCGTGCCGAGGATATGCGCACGGGCGATGCTGAATACCGCGCGGCGGTAGCGATGAACCTTCACGCTCTCGTTGTTCACTCTGACCGCCGGGACGTCGGGCAGTTGGGTGTAACCCGCTGCCAGCTGAGCGACCTGCCAGTCAGCAAGCTGCTCAAGGGTGTGGGATACCCCTTCAATAACGGCTTGCTTCAGTCGCGAGGTCGTCACCGCGCCATTGATGCGCATCTCCTTGCGCACATCGCTCAGGGCGATTTCCGGCCAGAACGTCCCGGCGGTGACTTTCTCGCCACCGTCGTCAGTGTCCGGCACATCCTCCGAGGAGGGAGTAACAGTGCGACCGGCTACAAGGCTCATCGCGTCGTCTCCTGAATAGGTGGCGGTGAGCGGACGGAGAAAAGTAAACGCAATGCGTTGCAGATCTCCGCCCGCGCCGCCAGCGCACGGGGCGCAAGTCGGTTATTTTTTTGAGGCAGGCGCTTTTTTCGCTGTTGTTTTGCGCGCTGCCGGCTTACGTGTTGTGCTTTTGCGGGTGGTTTTGGTCGCTGTGGCGCTGGCCACTACCACCGGATCTGACGATGCTGCAGCTTCGCCTGCGCCGTCCGCTGCGGGGTCACCGCCAGCATCGCCGGTGCCTTCTGCGCTGTTACCACCATCTGAACCATCAGAACTATCGCCACCATCGGTGCTATCGTCACCACCGGCGCCCGCCGCTGCGGCGG